TCCGGCACGGTAGGCATCGGGGATTGCATTGCTTCTATCAGCGGGCAGGCCATGGCAGCTGCAGCGGCATGGGACGGGAAGATCACTATTGAGGAAAGCACAGGCTTCTTTGCGATTGGCGGCGGCCTGCAGGTGAAAGGTTATACGGATGAAATGTCAATGGAGACTATGGAACTGGTGCAGAGAAGTTATTCGGATAGGCTGACGGCAAGACCGGCAATCGGGGCGTTTTGCCATCCGGTAACACTGTCCGGATCCGGCAAAGAATAATGGGAGGAATGAGGATGGTTTTGAAAGGTGTCATGACGATTGAGCTGACGGATGCGGCTACGGGAGCCGTGGAGACCGTCACAGAAGAAAATATGATCACGGAATCCGTGAACAATATCCTGGGCCTGAATCCAATGGGAATCTTTTATGCTGCCACCGGGCAGTATGATTCTGCGGTTTTATGGAATGGGAACCTGCTGCCGATCTGCCCCAACATGATCGGCGGCATCCTGCTGTTCTCCAAAGCGTTGACGGAGGACGCGGCAAACATTTACGCGATGTCAGATAACCTGCCGGTGGCATATGCGTCGAACGATGTCAATTCTACGTCCAACCTGGCAAGGGGCAGCCTGAACCTGACGGAGAGCATGGCGCTGGAGGATGGGTATAAGTTTGTCTGGGAGTTTACACCAAGCCAGGGGAACGGTACTATCGCGGCGGTGGCCCTGACCAGCGCCCTGGGCGGACAAAACGGATACGGCAGCCTGGTGGCGGATGCCAGCACGTTCCTGCAGCTGAAAGCGGCGGATATCGGGAGCCTTTCGGATGCCAGCAAAATGGTGCTTTTTGAGGCGGCAGAGATGGATTTTGAGAATGACCTGCTTTATTCCATCACCTATGAGAATGCCAGTGTTCGTATCCGGAAGCTGCGGCTCCCCATTTTTTCGATTGGGCTGAATGAGAAGCTGGATGACTCCACCTATACGGTGCTGGAGGATCAGGCGTTGCAAACGGCCACCTTTGAGTTTTTGGGGGATTATACGAAGTACGGGGAATTCATGGACGGGCAGGACGGCTATTGGTATGGATTTTCCAATGAGGGCAATTCTTCCGGTGATGCCTCGATGCTGTGGGTGAAGATATCAAAGACCGATTATTCTTTCACAGAAGGCCAGTGGACGCTGTCCAACGCCTGTCTGATGGATGTGGGAAACCGGGAGCTTGGCTCCTTCCCGGAACGGTATGTGAAATGCTGTGTCCGGAATGGGTATCTGTATGTGCCGGCCTATAACAAGAAAGGGATCTACAAGATCAATCTGGCCAACTCCACGGACGTGTCCCTGATCGAGTTCGGGTTTACTTCCAAGTGGAAGCCCCTCTGTGAGGCCGGCACCTGCGAGCTGTATCTGACACTGATCGGGGACCTGATCGTAGGCGGGGATTTCCAGATCACGTCAGACGATACAGTAATCCATACACAGGGAAGCGCAAGGCTCAACAATGCGGCCACTCCGTTATTCCAGTATAAGAATTTCCTGATCGGCTGGGGCGGCAGCTACGGCAATGAATACCGGACAGCCTATCTCCTGACACCATTTTTGGCCTCTGTCAATAACCTCTCGTCAGCGGTAATAAAAACCGTGGATAAGACCATGAAGATTACCTACACGCTGACGGAGGCGTGAGCGGGGATCAGCGGGAAGATTTCTTGGATGGGGAGCTGTATCCGGGATTGGACTCAGCTACATGGGAAAGTCTCCGGGAGTCTTCCAGAAGGTCTTTCTGGAGCCTTCGTATGGCGGTGGATTTGGCTGCGAGTTCCTTTTCCAGCCCGGCTCTGCGGCGGTCTGCCAGTTCTTCTGCCGTCATGGGGCGGATATGCAGGGAGCCTTCCCCGTATTCCACTACCATGGTGCTGCCGATGGAAAAGCCCAGTTCTTCCAGCCATTTCCCTTCCATCTGGATCTTCGGTACCTGTGTGTAGGAGCCGCTTACGATGCGGCTGGTGTATGCAACCTTGATATTTTTCTGTTTCATGCGCTTACCTCCTGCTGTTTGTTTGAATCGGTTTCGGGGTACTTTTCTGCCTGCTGAGCCAGTAGGCATCGTGGCGCTTTATCTGACGGATACATCCGGGAAGCGAAGGGCTGTGGCCGTGCCTATGGTAAGGGCTTCCTTTGTGGTGGGTATGGTAGATGAGGCAGCTTTTAAAATGAGGGTATTCCTGGAAAAGAATGTGCCAACAGTGGCCGGTGTTTCTGGACTGGAGCGTCACGGTAAAGCTGCCTGAAGCAAGGATGGTGAAATAGGTAATGTCGATGGCTTTCAGTTGCTTAGGCGTAATCATGTTTTCCTCCTTTCCGCCCGCGGCTTTTTGTGATTGTATTTATCACTCTATCCGGCTGGAATAGCAACTGAAATCTGTACCATAAACCGCACAAACCTTAAGCGGTATGTTTGTGCAATAAAGTCTGTATACGGGGATATGCGCCCCTGGAGCGGGGGGATACGCGGCATGTGCATCGTGTAAAGAGAATAAAATACCACAGCATACGCTGTGTTGAGATAGATACCAACCATGGGCGGACTGGGGAACCAGCCGTCCTGTTTTATTGCCCGGATATGGGTGGAAAGGAGCATGTTATGCAGAATGTGATCGACAAAATTGAACTTGCGTTTGCGGCTTTTGGAGGGTTCCTTGGCTGGTTCTGGGGAGGGTTTGACGGGTTCCTCTACGCGCTGATCGTCTTTGTGGTGCTGGATTATTTTACCGGTCTTCTGGCCGCGGGAGTGCGCAGGGAGCTTTCCTCGGAGATCGGGTTTAAAGGCATCGCTAAGAAAGCCTGTATCTTCATCCTTGTGGGGCTTGCCAACATCGTGGACACCCAGGTGATCGGGAATGGGTCCGCCATCCGCACTGCGGTGATTTTCTTCTATTTGTCGAATGAGGGCCTGAGCATCCTGGAGAACAGCGCGATCATTGGATTGCCTGTGCCGGAAAAGCTGAAGGATATGCTGCTGCAGCTGACAGAGGAGGAACACCACAACAGGGAGTCTGGCGAGAACAAGGCAGATGACAATCGGAATAGTACCAACAGCAACTGACCAACGGGGCAGGACTTCCTCCTGCCCTCCCAAGTGAAGGAGGTAAGGGACTATGAGTGTTAAAGATTATCCCACAAGGCTGGCTGCCGGGTATTACCGTGTACGAAAGTCCTGGGAGGACGCGGAAAGCCAGTTGGGGCAGTTCCGGCTTTTGTCCAGTGCCATAGCGAAGGCAGATGCCAATCCGGGCTATTTTGTTTTCTCCAATGAAGGGGAAGTGATCCATCCGGAATTGGAAATTGGGATTGAGGATATTCCGGGGGAAATCCAGGCAGAGGAGGGAGCGGCTGAAACTATAGATAGCCCTGTGGATGCGGGTGGGGATATTAACACCGGTGATTCTGCTGCCGACGATCCCATCCCGGAGGCTGTGGAATATGACTGTGACGGCAATGACCAGCCGATTGCCTATGCCAGGCTCAGCACGCTGATGAACATCCGCAGCGGCAACAGCATGGACGCGGAGCCGGTCACTACCTACAAGAAGGACACCCTTGTGGAGATCCTGCAGTTCTGTGAGGGCAACTGGCTCCGTATCCGCTGCCCGGAAAGCGAGACTGGTTTTGCCTATGTGAGCGGGCAGGAGCAGTACCTCTATGGCATCGGCAAGAAGGTGTACACCGTCGCGGCGAAGGACAACCTGTGGAAGATCGCGGAGGAGCAGATCGGCTCCGGTACCCGGTACACAGAAATCCGGGAGCTGAACGGCCTGACCTGCAATGTGATCCGGGTTGGGATGAAGCTGGTGATGCCGTAGCAATCGCACCCACACAAGAAAATAGTACGCAGCGGGGAGATACATCAGTGTCTCCCTGTTTTAATACCAGAAATGTCTTAAAAAGGAGAAATGTGTTTATGAAATTAGTAGAATCGATCCTGACAAAGAACCCTTGTTACACAGCCGGCCGGAAGATCACAGTCAAAGGGCTGATGCTCCATTCAGTGGGCTGTCCGCAGCCGAGGGCGTCTGTGTTCATCAACAGCTGGAACAGTGCCTCTTACGGCAATGCCTGTGTCCACGGCTTCATCGATGCCAATGACGGCACGGTCTACCAGACCCTTCCGTGGAACCACAGAGGCTGGCACTGTGCTTCCGGCTCCAAGGGCAGCGGCAATAACACCCATATCGGCGTGGAGATGTGCGAACCCGCCTGTATCAAGTATACCAGCGGCAGCAGCTTTACCTGTTCGGATAAGGCCACAGCGAGAGCCTGCGCGGAGAGGACGTACAAAGCGGCGGTGGAGCTGTTTGCTTACCTCTGTAAGATGTACGGACTGAATCCTCTGGCGGATGGTGTGGTCATCAGCCACAGGGAGGGGCACGCCAGAGGCATCGCATCCAACCACGGCGATCCGGAGCATCTGTGGAACGGCCTTGGCATGGGGTACACCATGGATACTTTCCGTAAAGCAGTCCAGGCCGAGATGGACGGCAGCGGCTCCGGTAACACTGGCGCCACCTCCGGCCTGCAGACAAAGGATCTGGCATTCCTCTCGGAAGCCGATGTGATTAAGAAGATCGGTGCGCTCTTTACCTCTGACCAGAAGAAAACCGGTATCCTCGCTTCCATTTCTCTGGCGCAGTTTATTCTGGAGTCCGGTTATGGCAAGAGCGAGCTTGCCCAGAACGCCAACAATGTCTTTGGAATGAAGAAGTCCCTTTCCGGGAACACCTGGAGCGGCTCCACCTGGGACGGAAAGTCCATCTACACCAAGAAGACCCAGGAGCAGAACGCAGACGGCAGCTATGAGACCATCACAGCCGACTTCCGTAAATATGCCTGTGTGGAGGATTCCATTGCCGATCACAGCGCCTATCTGCTGGGAGCCATGAATGGCAGTAAGAAACGCTACCCTGGCATCGCTGGCATGACAGATTACAAGGCTGTGGCGAAGCTGATCAAGGACGGCGGGTATGCTACGAGCCTCACCTATGTGGAGAAGCTTTGCAATATCATCGAGCGTTGGAACCTGACGCAGTATGACGCTACAAACGCGCCGGAGGAGACACAGGTATGGTATCGTGTGCGTAAGTCCTGGGCAGATGCCGCTTCCCAGAAGGGAGCCTTCCATGTGCTTTCTAACGCAAAAGCCTGCGCGGATGAGAACCCCGGCTACTCCGTATTTGACGAGGCCGGCAAGGTGATTTACCAGGGAAAGAACACGGCCTTCCAGCCGTATCTGGTGCGCATCTCCATCACGGACCTGAATATCCGCAAAGGCCCTGGCACGGACAAGCAGAAGACCGGAAAGTTCACAGGTCCGGGCGTATTCACCATTGTCGATGAGGCGAATGGCGCTGGTGCTTCCAGGTGGGGACTTCTGAAGGCATATTCTAAAAATCACGATGGCTGGGTGAGCTTGGACTACTGCCAGAGGGTATGAGCCTTTGTATTCTTCAGCTATTCCATAGTATTTATAAACGACAAACCTGAATTTCAGTGCTCCTGCCATTATGGTAGGAGCCGCTTTACATAGGCATAAATTCCACAAATCCAGCCTTTGCTTGAGTCTGTGAATGAATAAAAATTCACGTTTCAAAAATGACAAATGTGCATGTATTAAATATGAAATAAGCACGAATGGAAGTTTAAACTTGACTATCGTGCTTATTTTATATATGATATAAGCACGAAAGGACGGCGACGCTATGAATGAGCTTATACAAAACTGCAGTTACCTGACCCCGCAAATGGCAAAAGAGTCAGGCGTTACCAAATTTAAATTTTACGACTATCTTCATAAAAACGGATTTGAGAAGGTAGCGCGCGGTATCTACGCGTCTGGCGATGAATGGGTGGATGAACTTTATGTGATTCATCAAAGATGTCCGAAAGCGGTGTTTTCCCACGATGAGGCGTTTTATTTTCATGGTTTGATCGATCGGGAGCCTCTTGTCCATACGTTTACCGTGTATAGCGGATATAACGCCCACCGCCTTAAGGAAGATGGCAACTGTAAGGTATACACAGTCAAAAAAGAACTGCTGGATGTCGGGAAGACCATGGTTACAAATAACTGTGGAAATGAGGTCCCGATGTATGATCTGGAAAGAACCGTCTGTGACTTAGTCCGCAGCAGAAGCAGTGTGGAAGTACAGGACTTTAATACTGCTTTGAAAACTTATCTTTCCAGGAAAGATAAGGATTTGAACCGGCTCATGGAATACGCAAAGCTGTTCCGGGTCTATAACGTGATACGAAAATATATGGAGGTGTTGTTGTAACATGTTTTTTACACCAGAGCAGGTAAAGGGACGGATCAAAAACATCGCAAAAGTAAATCAGGCAGACGCAAGGGTGCTGATGCGTATCTATATGATGGAACGTTTTCTGGAACGTGTACATACGCCGCTGACATCACATTTGAGGATATCATAAAAGGAACCATCTCCCTCTACCACATGGTTTAGCAGACAGGTGGTACTCTGTTGGGAGTAGTCTGAAAAAAATATCGGCTGACCAAAACTACATAAACGCTTTTAAGGGCTTCTTCGGAAGTCCTTTTTTCGTATGACAGGAACCGGCAGTCTGTGGTGAAAGTCCAACATAGGCATAAATTACACAAATACGGGCGCAGCTATAGTCGATATATTCTCCACATAAATGCGCCTGAGTTGGCCGGATCCACTTGCTATGTGCGCCATAGTACGGGAACATGTTCCCAAATGAAGAGGCCCTTACGGGCAGGAAGGAGGAAAAACATCTATGGATGAGAAGAAAAATATCGGTACGGTGATCTGTACTGCGCAGAAAGAGAATTCATCCGGCCAAAGTACCGGGGATGGAAAAGGACTCAAACGGGCGGCGGCCTACTGCCGGGTTTCCACGAACCGGGACATGCAGGATGGCTCGTTTGAGATGCAGTGCGCGCATTACAAAAAGAGGATCGAGGATGACCCGACGCTTACCCTGGCGGGCATTTACGGCGACCACGGGAAATCCGGACGTTCCGTGAAGGGGCGCAAAGAGCTGAACCGTTTGCTCAAAGACTGTGAGGATGGGAAGGTGGACATCATCTACACCAAGTCCATCTCCCGGTTCGCGAGGAACCTGGTGGAATGTATCGACCTGATCCGTAAGCTGAAAGGTCTTGGCGTGACTATCGTTTTTGAAAAGGAAGGGCTGGATACCGGGAACCAGGCAAATGAACTTCTGCTTGGGATCCTTGCCACCATCGCGCAGGAGGAAAGCGTGAGCATCAGCCAGAACATGAAATGGGCAAGGCGGAAGCGTTACGAGATGGGTCAGCCCATGGAGAGGGCAAGCTACGGATTCCGTTCTTTTGGGAAGGAGCACCGTTGGGATATCCATGAGTCGGAGGCAAAGCGTGTGCGCCTCGCGTTCTATATGGCTGGCATGTGCCATAACTACAAGGAAATCCGGACGGCGCTGAACCGGTTGGAGGAAGCGGAAGGGACGGGGAAGGTATGGAACGGGACGCCGTTGCGGAACCTCCTCACCAACCTTGCCTGTATTGGGGACTACCTGAGTAATAAGGAATGTATTTACGCGGATGAGGATGGTGTCATCCATCGGGGGAAGAACCGGGGATACGCGGACCAGTTTTACATTGAAGCCCACCATCCGGCAATCGTCAGCCGGGACTTGTTCGAGCATGTGGGCCAGCTGATTGAGCGGACCATCCTCTATTCCTTCCGCAGCAACTTTACCGAGGATGAGGTCGCGTTCATGCAGGAATGCATGGAGGTAACGCATCGGGAGTTTGCGGACGCTCCTGACCTGCCCTGGCTGAAAGAATGGTCCGGGGAAGCGGCCGGGAATGTGTCTGTTGAAGAGGCTGGGGACAGAGCTAAGGACGCAGACATGGCAGCCAGTAAAGTGGCCGGATGATGGGAGGTATGAGGGAAATGGCAGACATGGCAGGAACACTGAAAATGAGGAAGATCCTGCGGGAGCGGCGGGAAGAAGAGGCCATTGCCAAAAAGCCGAAGCTCCGCGTGGCCGCTTACTGCAGGGTGTCCACACCATCTGAGGAACAGGCGACCAGTGTGCGGGAACAGAAGATCGTGTATGAGACAGAGATCCGGAATAACCCGGAATGGGAATTTGCTGGTGTATTCGCCGACGAAGGGTTCTCCGGCACAAAGGTATCTAATAGGAGACAGTTCCAGGATCTCTTAAAAGCCTGCGAGGAGGGGAAGATTGACCTGGTGCTCGCGAAAAGCATCTCCCGCTTTTCAAGGAACACAATGGAATGCATCGAGTACATCCGAAAACTGACGGAGTGGGGCGTGCGCGTAAGGTTTGACAAGGAAGGCATAGACACGGGGGAAGAATACTCGGAGATGCTGCTCACGGTCCTTGCGGCTTTCGCGCAGGAGGAGAGCCGTTCCCTTTCAGAAAATGTGAAATGGGGGAAACGGAAACGGGCGCTGCAGGGGAATACGCTCCTGCTCCCGGTATACGGATACTGTAAGAACGTGGAAGGGGACAATTACGAGATCGTACCTGGGGAGGCGGAGGCAGTGCGGCGCATCTTCGAATGGTATGAGCATGGGGTAAGCGTCCCGGAGATCACAAGGAGGCTGACAGCGGCTGGTTACCGGAAACCAAGCCTGAAGCTGTCGAAGAAGGACGCTTGGGATGAATCCCGGATCCATTACATGATCAGGAATGAAAAATATGTGGGTGACCTTATCGTACAGAAATTCGTGACAGAAGACCACATCACCCACCGGATCCGGCTAAATGAGGGAGCGGCTCCCTCGAAATACATCAGGGATCACCACGAGCCAATCGTAAGCCGGAAACAGTTTGAACGGTGCAATACGATCTTTAAGCTCAAGACCAGGACAGCACCGGAGGTCGGCCAGTACCCGTTCGCGGACTACATCCGCTGCCCTTACTGCGGGCACAGGCTCTGGAGGAGAAGGGTTGGGATACAGCAGGCGAACAGCCATTTCTGCTGTGAGGGAGAAGGGGCATGCAGGGAATTCGTGATCCAGGCCATCCCGCTTGAGGAAGCGATCCTTTCAGCCTACCGTGATGTGGACCTGGAAACGGTAAAAAAGGTGGCTGGCTATAAACAAAGGCGCAGGGCCGCGGAGGCGGTGAAGCTCTTAAAAATAAAGGAAGAATACCCTGTGATGGAAGGGATCCATTACTGGTGGCTGGATGAGCTGGTGGCTTCCATTACCCTGGGGAGGCACACTTACACGGCCACGCAGCTTGACGGGATGCCGGCTGATCTGATGGATAAAGCCGATGACCGCACGGTCACCATCCATTGGCGGTGCGGGCTTGAGACAACACTTCCATCCGGGGTAATCCGGGATTCCCATGACCCCAGGCACAAGGCGCAGGTTTGGGACGCATTTATCCTCCGCTATCCGGAGCGGACGCCCGCGCTTGCGGAGGAAGTCAGGAAGAAACGTGGGATAAAGGATTGATAAAACGAGACAAAACACAAGTACGCCGGGAGTGCGGGGGCAGGATTTCCCTGCCGGAACGCTCCCGGTTTTCTTTGTGTAGTATGGGTGATATCAGGGCCGAATCAGCGCGTTTTTTCTACCGGAAGAAAGGCCGGCATTGCTTGCTATTTTCCGGATAGTACGGGAACATGTCTCATGGGAGGGATAACGGACATAGCGCTTGGAGCCCCTCGGAAGAGGGACGGGTGGTATGGCCCGCGGATCCTGACAATCCAGATCTGAAAAGCATTCGAAAGGAGGCGTATGAATGGCAATGAAAGAGCCATCGAAAGCAGCTTACAAAGCACCTCATAAGACAGTCTACGACAAAGAGCCGGGAAATATGGAAAAGATCGTGCTGGAGCCAAGGCGGATGGCGGCAAAAAAACGGCCGGAAACCTACCGCGTTGCCGCTTACTGCCGTGTGTCCACAGATACCGATGAGCAGCTGGGCAGCTTCGAAGCGCAGGTCAGGGCATATACCGCGCTGATCGAGGCAAAACCCGGGTGGGAACTGGCGGGCATCTACGCGGACGAGGGCATTTCCGGCACCCAGGCGGCAGGGAGGCCACAGTTCCTACGCATGATCCAGGACTGTGAGGAGGGGAAGATCGACCTGATCATCACGAAATCCATCTCCCGCTTCGCGAGGAACACGATGGAATGCCTTACCTATGTGCGGCACTTACAGAACATTGGTGTCCATCTTTTCTTTGAGAGCAACAACATTGACACCAGGGTGGCATTTTCAGAGATGCTGCTCACCATCCTCGCCGCGTTCGCGCAGGAGGAATCCCGGTCCATCTCGGAGAACACCAAGTGGGGCATCCGCAAACGCTTTGAAAACGGGATCGCCCGCTGGTGCAACATTTACGGCTACAAAAAGGACGGGGAAAGCGATTACATCGTAGTCCCTGAGCAGGCGGTGGTGGTCCAGAAGATTTTCCAGATGTACGAGCTTGGAAGCAGCATTACGGATATCTGGAAATACCTGAACCAGAACCGCGTCCCCAGCCCGGACGGGAAGGACGGATGGGCAAGGTCCATCGTCCAGAAGATGCTCCGGAATGAGAAGTATGTGGGGGACCTTATGCTGCAGAAGTTCCTTACGTCTGACCATATCAGCCACAGGGCGGTGCGCAATCCCTGTACGGAAGTCCCAGCCTACTACATTGAAAACCACCATACCCCGATCATCGACCGCAAGACTTATGAGCGTGTCCAGGTGATCCGGAAGATGCGGGGGATGGGGACGGCGCTTGGAAGGAAGAAGAGCAAATGCATCCAGTATCCCTTTGGGCAGATGTTATCCTGCCCTTACTGCGGGCAGCCGCTCCACCAGAGGCAGATCCCAAACCGGGGGAACAGCACCCACGCCCAGGGATGGTGCTGCGAGGTGGGCTTAAAAGCCTGCCGGGGGTTTATCATCCGCAGCGTGTTTGTGGAGGAGGCGGTGCTGAGGGCCTACGAGATGGTTGACATGGGTGCGGTCATCCAAAAGAAAAAGATGGGGAAGTCAGCAAAGACAAGGGCGGCGGCTGAGATGTTTTGCCGGGTGAAGGAACAGCATCCGAAACTGGAAAGCGTGGAATACCACTGGGTGGACGACCTGATTGCGAAGATTATGATCGGGGCCCACAGCTATTCCCCGACACAGATCCGCAGGATGCAGGCGGCAGGGGAGCCTTTCGTGGACGACCGGACACTGACGGTATTCTGGAAAGCGGGGCTTAAGACCACGGTCCCCACCGGTATTGTCCTGGACAAAGACGACCCGCAGCGTCTGGCGGAGCGGTACAGGAATTACCTGGAGAACCATAAGGAGTACTGGGAACAGGCAAAGCGGCAGGTGGAGGCGCTCTACGGGCCTGTGGATGAACGGGCTATGGCAAACACCATAGAGGCAAACCCGGATTTTGACCCGGCCGGGATGGAGGCTGCCTATCCGGATATGGAGGTGAAGTGAGGAAGCCTGGGGCGGCCTGACTGGAACCATCGGGGCGGATCCCCACATTCAGGCCAGGCCGCATACTTGGAAGGAAGGACATTATGCCGAAAGTGACAAAGATACCAAGGAAGCGTGACCAGAGGAGACGGCGCGTGGCGGCTTACTGCCGTGTGTCTACCATGCTGGAAAACCAGGAAGAAAGCTACGAGGCGCAGGTCAGCTACTACAGCGCCTTTATCGAGGCAAATGAGGAATGGGAGTTTGCCGGCATATACAGCGATGAGAAAAGCGGCGTAAAAGCGGAGAACCGTCCGGGCTTCCAGCAGATGATCAAGGACGCCCTGGCGGGGCAGGTGGATTATATCCTGGTAAAATCCGTCTCCCGTTTTTCCAGGAATGTGGTAGACTGCCAGAAGTACGCCAATCTCCTGCAGACAAATGGTGTCTATGTACGGTTCGAGAAAGAAGGGATCGACACGTCAGAGCCGTCCAGCTCCATGATGTTCTCCTTCCTCTCTGTCATTGCCCAGAACGAGTCCAAATCCATCTCCGACAACGTGAAGTGGGGATACCGGGAACGGTATAAGAGAGGGGAATACAATCTCGGCAGCAACCGTGTCCTGGGCTATGACTGCGTAGACGGCAGGCTTGTCCCGAATAAGGATGCTGAGACGGTTCGGTTCATCTTCGGCCTTGCCGTGGAGGGGAAAAGCTGCTGGGAGATCAGTAAGAGGCTGCGGGAGGACGGGATCCTGGGAAAGCAGGGGAAGCCCCTGACACCGGAAGGGGTGAAATACATCCTCTCCAATGAAACCTATGTAGGCGACCGGATGCTCCAGAAGCAGGCCCCGAAGAACCTTCTGACAAAGCGGCCGGAGAAAAACGTGGAATACAACAGCTATTACCTTAAAGATGACCATGAGGCTGTGATTGACCGCAAAACCTGGGAGACAGTAAAGGAAAAAATGGAAACGCGCAGGAAAGAGATCGATGCCGGTGTGAAATACCACGGCAGCCGGTCTCATTTTTTTTATGGGAATGTATTCTGCGAAAAATGCGGAGCGCCCATGACACGTCGGACACTGCGCTGCTCCAGCAAGCGGGAGAATAAAGAGACATACAAAGCGTGGACTTGTAAAGAGCGGCACCTTGGCAGGAAAGGGAACGGATGCAGGAACCGGAACGCGCGGGAAGATGAGCTGCTCTTAGAGATTGGGAAGGCCATGGGGTATGATGGCGTGTCTTGTGCGGAGTTATTCCCGTCAGAGCGCTTTCTGGATGAGGTGGAGGCTGTGTATGTTGGGGAGGAGATCCGGATTGTGAGGAAGGGAGAGATTCCCACAGCCGAAAGAGAAAAAGGTATCGCGGGGCTTTAAGCTGCCTGCGGAAGCATCCAAAAATGTGTGCTCGATAGACAGTCCATGACACCACACCGGCCTGCTTGGGAACGGTCCTGTTTTGTAAGAAACCCACAGAGCGGGACGGTACCCAGGCGGGCCTCTTTTGTTGTATTTGGAGAAAAGTATTCTTCTGGTTGCTATGTACGTCATATTCCGATATCCTCTGTCGCAAAGAAGGGAGGAGTCATCCTCCTGTATGATTGGAGGATTCTTATGGGAAATGACATAAGCAAGGGTACGGGCAGGGCTACAGGCAGGGTTGTTGATGGCCGCGCTGGCTGGGATGCCGATAGAAAAGCGGATGGTTCAGCAGCCGGGCGTGGACGCCGCGCCGTTCACAATGCGTTCCGGGATATTGGCACAGGACGTTATCATTTTAAACTGGATGACCGGATTGCCGCGGAGATGGTAAAAGCCTATCTTCGGACAATGGAGGTACAGGAAGCGATCCGCGTTCTGCAGGGGATCGTAGACCCGAGAGTAATCCAGCTGGATTTTTCGCGTGGACACACAGGCTGTCAAAAAGCTCTGTGGACAGATGTCAACGGCATACGGTTAGCGGAACTGATCGACCGGGCAAAAGGGATTATGGCTGAGGAAAACAGGGATTGGATCGCGGAAGACCGGATACAGAAAAAGACGCAGCAGTATCTGGAAGAAGGATTCCGGGGGCTGTCGGGGGAAAAGTTTGTCAGCTCCATGCCGGTGGAATTTGCGGAATTTATCACAGATTGCTATCTGTGTCTGAAGCATAACTGAACCTATGAAACTGCCCGTGTAGAGGACAGAAGCATCCAGGAGAAACTCAAGGATGCCTGTGCCGCCTATGCGGGCAGTTTTTTTGTTATATCCCGTACTCGCCTAAGAGGTTTTTCAGGAATGTGAGTGTTTTGGTGAGAATTGCCTTCTCACCTTCATTGCAGTCCAGCAGGAGGTTTTGGATCTCCATCCCAACCGGAGAACTGGAATGTTCCAGATTGTCCCTTAGAAGGTCATCCGCAGAAACATCGAGGGCATTGGCAATCAGGATCAGTATTTCGAGGCTGGGTGTTCTGGCCCCGGTTTCAATGTAGCTGATATGGACTGGGGTGGCAAATACGGCCTTCCCCAGCTCCTCCTGAGACAGCTTCTTTTGTGTCCGATAATGCTTGATGCGCTTACCTATGCTTTCGTAATCAATGGCCATGTGATACCGTCCTTTCTAAATGGCCCGCATAAGGCAGTAGCATATTACCGTCAGAAAATATACATAGCAACTGGATTCTGAGATGGCTGTTTGGGAATCCCCCATCAGAAGCGCCATCTTAGCCCAAAATATAAACGGGCTGTTTAAGAACCAGACGTCATATAAACTAACACGTTAAACTGAGACCGGCGTTGGTGCTGTATAATAATAGTGAACAGTTTTGCTTTATTATGAGACGAGAGGAAATGGTGGAGGACAGTGGAAACAGGTTTGTTAACCTTCTACAGTGATGTAAAAGCAGTGCCGGTCAAGTGGCTTTGGTATCCATACATAGCGATTGGAAAGATCACGCTGCTGCAGGGTGATCCCGGTGACGGGAAATCCACCATGATGATGCATTTGATCGCGGAGCTATCCAGAGGTGGTGCCACACCGGATGGGAAGGCTCTTGGACGTCCGCAAAGAATCATATACCAATGCTCAGAGGACAGTGTGAGCGATACCATCAAGCCAAGGCTGGAGGCCTGCGGCGCGGACTGCCGGAACATCGCCTTTATCAATGAGGAAATTTGTGGCGGGCTGACGCTGGATGACGAGCGGATCCGGGACGCCATGATTGAGTTCAAGCCCCAGCTTGTGGTCATAGACCCAATACAATCCTACATCGGGAATGACTCTGACCTTCAGATCGCTGTGAAGGCAAGGAAACTGATGCGGCGGATTGGCATCTGGGCTTCCACCTACAACTGTGCGGTTGTCCTGATCGGCCATCTGAGCAAAAAGGAGCGGTCGAAGGAACTGTACCGGGGCCTGGGCAGCATAGATGTGGTTGCTTCTGCCAGGAGCGTTCTGCAGGTGGAGCGGGACGGGCAGGATGAGGATATCCGCCATGTCCGGCAGATTAAGAACAGCCTTGGTCCAAGGGGGAGCGACCTGTCGTTTGAGATCCGTCCTGAAACGGGGTTCAGATGGAGGGAAGGATCCCGTGACATGGAGCGCCGTGAAAAGCCAAAACCAGAAACGGTTACGGAGCCGCTGCCAAAAAACAAGCATGAGCTGGCGGCGTTGCTCCTGAAAAACGCGCTTGCCAATGGGCCGCTCGAATCTACAGATATACGGAAGATCATGGCAGAATACCGGATCGGCGAAAAGACACTGAATGAGGTGAAGCAGGAGCTGGGGATTAAACCATACCGTAAGATGCGGATATGGTACTGGGGGCTGCCCGGAAACGCCATGAAATGATATAAAGGAAGTGAGTGACAAATGATCGTTGGCGAGAAGACCGCTGTTGACAGCAAACAAAAAATCAGAACCCGGTATAAAGGTGTTGATCCGTCCGAGCTGGAGGTTATCCCGGCAATCGCGACAGATGAGATCGCTCTGGAACAGCGGAAGCTGAAGGTGGCGGCTTATGTGCGTGTCTCCACGGAGAACGATGAGCAGACATCCTCCTATGAGCTTCAGATCAACGATTTCACGGACCGGATCAAGGCAAACCCGAACTGGGAATTTGTGGGTATTTACAGTGACGAAGGCATCTCTGGCACCGAACTGTCACACAGGAAAGGGATGCTCCAGATGATTGAAGATGCCAGGGCGGGAAAGATCGATCACATCCTGGCAAAGTCGATAGCCAGGTTCGCCCGCAATGTTGTAGACTGCCTTTCCATTATCGAGGAATTGAGGAAACTGGGCGTGGGCGTCCATTTTGACGAGAACAATCTGTACACGCTGGATACCACAGGCGCTCTGGTCCTTACTATCCTCGCCACTGTCGCGGAGGAGGAGTCACGGTCGAAGTCTTTCATCATGAACTGGTCTATCGAGCGCAGGTTCAGCAAAGGCATCTTCCTGACACCTAAGCTTCTTGGGTACGATCTTGATGAGGACGGTGACCTTGTGGTCAATCCCGACGAGGCGGAAACGGTGAAGGTGATTTATGACCTGTATCTCAATGGATGGTCTACCAGTGAGATCGCTGACTTGCTCACCAGCTATGGAAGAAGGACAAAGCTTGGTAACGAAGTATGGAATCCGGGCTCTATCGATGGCGTGATCGAGAATGAACGCCACTGCGGGGATGTGCGGGCACGGAAAACCTACACACCGGATTTTAAGACACATAAATCTGAGAAAAACCGGCAAAACAGGAAGCAGTATATCCAGCGGGACCATCATGAGGCTATCGTGAGCCGGGATGTGTATAACGCCGCGAATATGCTCAAATCCTCGCGCCAATATTCCGCGAAAAGCCGGCCGCTGCCGGTGCTCAGTGTGGTCGATGGCGGCATCCTCCAGGGCTATGTCCCGGTTGATAAGAATTGGAGCGGGTTTTCCGTGGAGGACTATCAGTCTGCCTGTGAGAGTGTGGAAACATTAGAGCTGGAAGAAGCCTATGAGGGCGGACGCCTTTTTATGGGTGGGTACAAGAAGGTCCGCGCTGATTATTTCCCATCTTCGGAAAGGCCTCTCATGACAATCGGGAACGGCAAGCTGCGCTTCAATACGGCCTGCCTGAAAAAGTTTGAAGATGTGGAGTATGTGGAGCTGCTGCTGAACACAGTCACAAACACCATCGCGATCCGTCCCTGCGAGGAAAGCAATCCAAATGCCATCCGCTGGGGGCGTCTCCGAGACGAGCGATGGGTCGTGAACACTATGGGGTGTAAAGGGCTCTCCCGGACGCTTTTTGACCTGATGAGCTGGGAGGACGAAGGGGATTACAAGTTCAGAGGGCAGTTCATAACGCAGAATGGCCAGAAGCTGCTGCTTTTTGAACTGGATGAGCCTGTGATCATAAAGAAGGTGGAACAGGTAGTTGTCCCGGAACAGCCGGAGGAAAAAGAGGAAGGCACGGAGGAGATCGTCATCACGGAGACCGTGAGGGTTTATCCCCCGGCCTGGACGCTTTCTTTTGGTGAGCCTCTTTCTGTCCTGGAGCAGCGGCATTATTCAGGGGACTGGGATGTCCTCCGTCCAGCAAAAGAACTGGAGGAGATGAACATTTTTACAGCGGAAAAGCTCAATGAGCTGATGAAAGAAGCGGAAACAATCATGGAAAGGTGGGAGAAATCAGCATGAACGAAGAGCGGCTCAACGAACAGACAGACCGGGAAGACCAGGGGCAGGATATTTCCGCCAGAGAAGCAAGGCGGCAGGAATTGATCGGAATGTTCAACCCGAACCGGCTCAAGGTTGTCCGCAAGGAGCTGTTTCCAAGCCCACGCGATCCGGCGCTTACAATCCGGGATGGGAACATCAGCTTTAACGCCGCCTGCATTAAAAGTCTGGAGGATGTGGTTTATATCAATCTCTACATTGATGAGGAACTGGGCTTATTTTCTATTTCAGGATGTGATGAGAATGACAAGCAGGCACTCCGCTGGTGCGTCGCGAAAGATGGCAAACGCAAAAGCCGCAGGATGCGGTGCCCGGAATTCACAGATTATCTGTATAACCTTATGGGATGGGACAAGAAATGCCGCTATAAAGTGCTTGGTTATCTGATCCCCTTTGAGGGCAGCCTGTTTTTTGTGTTTGACCTCAATGTGAAGCAGACATTCAACGAAAAGCCGAAGAAGGGGGAGGAACCTGTGGATGAGAACGGTGAGCCTATCCAGGTTGATACCAGGAAGGGATATTTCTCGGAGGATATTCTCCACACCTTTGGCGTCCCGATGGATCAGCACAAAGCTGAAACGGAAGTCACGGAGATGGATGGATTTGTGAATATCGCGATGCTGACCGGCCCGGCGAAGGCAGGATCCGCGGGAGAGACTGTAAAAGAAGCACCGGATCAGGAGCATCAGAAGAATCATGTAGGTACGCAGCGGTATCCCGGACAGGGAGAGGAAAAAGGACAATGGGAAGCTACAGGGGGTAGTGCGCTTTTTTGAGGGAGGGTGTTAATTGGACGAGTATGTAATCTGGGATTATACGAAGCCAGGTATATCTTTTAATATCGTGTCCGGGAGGATCACTGTGTTCAAGGCTACTCTGGAGGCAATGCACTACCCGGAGTATTTCCACTTCCTGTTCAGCCCGGAGGATTTGATATTTGGAGTGGAGCCCTGCCATATCGATGATGGAGGTTCACATAGGCTTCCGGAAGAACTTACCCGCGAACACTTTGATATCAAGTGCAAGGATCTCGTGCGTCTTGTCTACCGGACCTGCGGATGGGGAAAGAAGCTGACGTACCGAATACCGGGGATACGGTATTCTGACGACAGCGGCCTTGTCTGTTTCAATCTGCGGCAAGCATATGAGATCCACGAGGGGCGGATGAAGGAAGCGAAAAAGGCAAAAGAAGCATAAGATTTGCGGCCAATTACAAGGCGCAGGATTGCGGCCACAAGTGAATAAAGACATAGAAGCAGTAAGCAGCCCACTGGGTTTGTTTCCAACTTACGAGATTGTTCGTAGGTGGGGAAACCGACCTGGTGGGCTGCTTTTTTCTTCTTTAAAAAGAGGAGGCTGCTCTCTCAATGGGTGAGTCGATTGAAAATCTGTATTTGCACATTATCCCTGAAAATAGGAATTTCCGGTTGGCAATCGGAGGGATGAAATTGAACATTGTCCCTAAAAAGAGTTTAGGACGAGTACATTGAAATGCGTAAGAAAACACAATATATAGTTGTTAATGAAATATACAAAACAATATATTGCGGTTATCCCCAGAAAAGGGCTTGGAAGATTATCACAGGTTCCAGCGGCGGATTCCTGCTGACCGATGCTGGACGCCCTGGAGGGCAAAGAACACCACTGTGAATTTGACGGCGTGGATACCGTCCTCTGCGAGAATGGAAGATACTGTGCGGCTCCCGTAACCCACAAAGCAACCC